TCAGCAAGGTTCTCTTCAAAATGTAGAGGTCTTGATAACTCAACTCCAATTATTCCTTGCAATGTCCGTTGAATACTTTCTTCAAGTGCAATGTATCCTACTTTCATTTGATTTCTTAGGAAGTGATGAGCTAATTCTCTGCACATAGAACTCTTACCTGTTCCAGATCCTGCACAAACAGTTACCATCTCACCCTTACGATATCCCTTTGTTGCATCGTTCAACTTAGGCCAAGGGTATTCACAGATTGAGGCAGCTCCTGGTTTAATCAGAGCTTCCCATTGGTCAGCCGCTTGTATGATTGAATCAGGTCTTGCAGGTGTAGCTTTCCAAAGCAAGTCCCTAAGTTCTTCCCCCTCTCCTGCGAGGAGCATTTCGTTAGCATCTTTTCTTGGCAGTCTACAGATAGCTGCCTTACCAAGAGGTAAGACTTCAAGTGCTTTCTCGGCAGCAGCCATGCCAGGCTCATCCGTATCCAGACAAAGGACAATCCGAACAAATGTGTTTAACCATTTCTGTACTTCAGGTGTAGATAAATACTTTTTAACCGATTGCGCACCATTTGGCAGGGATACAACAGGAAATTTGTTTCCTTGAACTTGAGAAACAGACATTGCATCTATCTCTCCTTCAGTAATAACAACAAAAGTATTGCCTTGGTTTGTCTGTCTCCATGTGTGTTGAGAGAAGAGCATCATCTTGCTAGTATCTCCTAGCCAAATAAATCTCTTATCTTTAAACCTCACATGTTGAGCACATGGTCTACCTAAATGATCGAAGTAGTTAGCTACTTGAACAGGTTGCTTATTATATTCAGCTATACCATAGGGAAAACGACTAACAGTTTCTTCTGTGATACCACGCTTCTTAAGCGCAGTTGGTCTTACGAATTTAATTAGTGGTGATACTTTTCTTGGTGGTGGTTCAGTTGTCATTGGTCTTGGTTTGTTTTCTTTTGAAGGTTGGTATTGGTAGTCGCAACCGAAGCAATGAGCATGTCCATCATCAAAGACTGCAAGGTTATCCTTGCTTCCACATTGGGGACAGGGTTCATGCCTTAGGTATTTGCTTTTCCTCTTTTCCATTAGATCGGTTCCAGTATTGAATAAGAATTTCTAACTCTTTAATACGTTTCTGAGCAGCTTCAATTTTTTCTTGTTTAATCATCTTGATATTTTGCGTCAGTAAATTTTTGTTGGAACTCAGCATTAAATTGAGACATTTCTCTACTGAGTTGTATGGCCTGTTGTTTTTTAGTTAACAACTTTGGAAACTTTATCTTTTGTTTTTTAGTCATACCAAGATGAGGGGATAGAGCCACTAGACCATTTGAATCCATGTTTTGTAGCCCATTGGCCGTAAGTAATAGATCGTTTGGCTCGGCTAATTTTGTCCTTCGCATTCTGAAAACAGAAACGAATATCTAAATCGGGATGCTGCTTCTGAACAGCAAGCATCTTACGTCTGTCCTGGGGAGAGAAGAAACCTTTAGTCTCTACTACTACACCATTATTAAGAATAAAATCAGGTCGATAGACTGCCTCAATAATGTAAGGCAAAGTCATATCTTCATAGGTAAATTGAACTTTATTTTGAAGAAGGGTCGCTGCTACACGACCCTCAAATTTACTTCTATATCTAGAACTCGTCCCCTGATGAGACTGTTGGGGTTGCACATGCGACTGTCTCCTCTTCCGCCTGTGTCTCGAACCCATAGGTGGTTGCGCTTTTTGAGTATTCGACATGTTTATGAATAATGGCAGCTTCAGGTTGAATCTTGATCCCGACTCCAAAATTGCCTGAGTATCCAGAGCAACGTAGGAAGACTTGACCTTCAGTTCCTGGCCCCATTTTATTTACTGATTGTTTCTCCTCTTCAGTCATTGGTTGACCTTGAGCATTTTGTAAAACAGGTGGTCTGTTATTCCATTGCTTACCTTGTTGGTTAATACCTCCGACTCTCATCTTGGTTTTAATTACAAAGTATGGTTGACCTTCAACCTCTTCATATCCCCAAGGTAAGGCAGCAAGTTTATATTTCTTATCAGGTTCAGCTGCTTTTAATTGAACCTTCCATCGGTCAAGTAACCCTGTTAAATCTTCTTCAATTTTTGTAGCTTGTTCTGGTTGTATCAAGCAGGTTACTTTCCATACCCCTGGCTGCTCAAACTTAGTGTCGGGTTCGACTAACCAAGCATATTGAAACTGGCATCGAGGTGTTGTGAGATTTAGAATTTCTGATTTGATAGTCATGTGATGAAATAAGTTGATGATTTTGTGATAGTTGGATCTAACTTTCCGAGCTGTGGCTCAGGAGGTAGATCTTTCTTGTCTTTGATTTGTTGTTCGAGCTTTGTTTTTATTTTTGTAAGCCAATCAGTTTGATACAGATCAGCGAAACTTTGCCTAACAGAATCCCTAAGTGTGCTCATTTCTGAGGGTGTTGTAGCAAAGCAGTCATGTACCCCACCTAAATTTATAGTGGGTTCTCTCTTTCTAGCATGGATAATTGCCATTGAGTAGTGAGATGAATCAAAACTATGCAAAATATTTGCAGTTAAACCATTAGCCATACGAGTCTTGTCCAGACCTACAGTTTCAACTGCTGTCCGTATATCAAGAGAGACATCTGAGAGGTATCTAAGACGTATCCTAGATTCTCTTTGATTTTGGTATCGCTGTTCTACGAGTAACCCACTAGGAGATTTCCATTGCAGCGGTCTGTTCTCTTTACCAGCTCGTAGACCTATCGCTTTGAAATAATTCATAGCTTCTACTGCTGGAGCGATAACCTTAATTGATTCTCGATGTAAGATGTTTGCCATGAAGTGCATGGTTGTCATACATCCCTTCTGAACTGTCCAAGATCCATTACCGAATAGATCCTTAGCTCTCTTCTGTGCCCAGTCGTAAGCGTAGTAATAGAACGCTGTCCGACTAGCTGCATAAGGTGTTGTCATAACACATGGCTTGGCTAGTGAACGATCAGGTTGTAACATCAGCCACTTGCTTGCTCTCTCGTCATTGCTTTCTCTTAAGCGTTCATTGACTTGAGTGATAACAGTTGCATAGATGTCTTGTGGTTTCTTGAGTGGGTCACTCGGATAGAGATTGACCTCAGCTGCAAGTTTCTCTGATCTAAGAAGTGAAGCAAAATGTTGGATGCCTGAGCAAGTACAATCAAGCATTACAGGTAGAGCACATTCATAACCCCATCCATATTTCTTGAAATTGTAATACTCACGACAAAAAGCCAAGAAGCTCCAAGGTTTATCAGCTCTCATCCAGAACTCAGCATTAATCCAAGGATCATTACCAGCTCCAGAGATAAGTTGTTCCCTTTCTTCTACCCAATCAATAAGAGTTTGCCAGTCTGACTTCAGACCATAGAGGTTTGCTCCATGTATTCTTAACCAGTTCAGGTGATTCTCTTCTGTGATTGGCTTTGACTTTGCAAAGAGAAGCAATGATCTAGATACATCATTACCTTGAGGATTTAAATAGGGAGGTCGATAATAAAATCTTCCCCTGAAATCCATAGAGGTGGGAAAGAATATCTCTTTCTCCTCTTGGAATCTACGAGCTATCCAAAGAACCTTTGCATTTGCTATTCGTGTGTTCTTAGTTCGATCATTCTTTTCATGGAGAATCTTTGAAGTCTTTCTCCATCTGAGTACACCTAAGTCTTCCTCATCTAAGTGTTTAGGGTAAGGAGGAATAGGCCATCCATCTCTAGGTAAGAGACAACCTACTTCTATGTTGTTGTCATAGGCATGTGTTACCTGTTCCAACATCCAAGTATGTACTTTCCAGGCAACAGACTGATGTATGTTTGCAGCCTTATAGAAAGTCTCATTACCATTTGAGTCGGCTTGAATGATCTCGTTATTACTCTTGAATAATTTCAAGGGCATCTTTGTGTAATAGCCTCCTTCATTTGGTGAAGTCCAATCTTTAGGAGGTATCAGCATTGGCAAGTAGTTGGGAGTCATCAACTCTTGCATCTCTTTAACATCTTTAATCCACTTCATGCACTCGTCAGTTGCTTTCACAATACGTTGCTTCTTGTGGGGTAGATCTTCTCTAACTATTTGAATGAGTCCAGTCTCTTTAGCAATCAGTTGCACTAAGAATAAACCTGATGCAATCTTTTCCTTTGGAGTCCAGACTTCTGTTTGCTGCATCCTTCTGATAGCAGCCATCTTATGAGCCTGACGACTACGACCTTTCTTAAACCTAAACAACTCTTGAGTAGTAGCTCTATCTAACATGGTTTCAATCCATAGCTTGTCGGCTACGTCCATTGAAATACTGTGAAGAGTAGGGCAAGCAGATAAAGAATCAATTACAGTTCTTATGCTTGCTGCTGCTACTTGTTGAGGTGGTAGGTAAGTGATAGGAAGTAATTGAGAAAAGCTAACTCCTGCTTTACCTGACTCAATTCTTTTTCTTACTGCCCTTAGGTGGATAACTATTTTATCTACACCATAGGCAGCTAAAGTCTCTCCCCATTTAGAGAGAGACTCCATCTTTTTCTTTTGCTGGTTGTGTGTGATGAGCCGAACTCGATCGCACCCAAGCGTTAACATCTCTCTTTCGAGAGCAATCTGTTCTGTCAGGGTTGTCATCTCGATACCAGAGAAGTTCTCTTAGTTTGATATTCAATTAACTTGTTCCCAGAAGCGCATCTTCTCCTCGTAGCTTTCTTCAAACCACTCGACTAAGATTCTCCTGGCAAATTCAGCCTTGTTTATTCCTGATGCTTCAGATAAATAATTTAATCTAGTCATCAGTTGTTGAGGCAAGACAACTTGTAACTTCCCATCTTTAGTTGGATCTATTTTTGGATCTGATATCGGTTTGTTTATCAGCTCATCAGCAAGTATAGATTCATTCATTTGTTTTACCTCTAAAGAAAAATTTTCTAAGAACTGGTTCGATTAAGACATTTGAAACTATTGGGTCGGGAAATTCCTTCTTCAATAGTTGATTAAATTCTTTTTCTAATAGTTCTTTTTCTGTTGCTGCTGCTTCAGGTGGATTAGGAAGCATAAGCCAATGGGTTGCATCTTCAGGTGGATACTTCCAATGCCCCTGCATAAACCCAACATCTTTAACATAAAAGAGAACAAGTTCATCTCTATTTGAGTGAGCTTTGTTAGGTTTTTTTTCAGTCATTAAATAGAACTGATCTAATTGTTCAAGCATTTTTTTGCGGTGGGTTGTTTAAAAGAAACAGCCCCCAGTCACAGCAAAGTAAACTCTGTTGTGAGCTAGGTTCAGTTCCATATCGAGAAAGATACCATGTTCGATAGCTTTGAAAGATTTCTTTATCCTGGGCATATCGAGTTGGCTTTAACTCATTCTTCATATTCATTGAATAAGAAATCATCTTGACGTTTGGCTTTAATACCTGCTATCAGGTCATGTGTAGCTAACCTACACTCTTCCACGATAGGCTTAGGCAACTCTGAGCGCAATCTTTCTACAATCTTTGACATCTTCTCAACTGTCTCAGGGTTGCGACTGGTTTTCATTCTTGACCAGGACTCAATCAACAGCCCTTTGTTGCTTTCAAGAATATGTAAATGACGTTTCATTGCTCCCATTGTTTTTCAATTTTAAGTTTACGTTCTTCCAATGTGTTTCCTAGTGGTGATTCTCTAACAACAGTAGAGATAGAAGAAAAAACCCAGACCCCGATCAATAGAGCGAGGGCTGAGTAGATTAATAAACGTGGCATTTTTAAATAGATGCAATAGTTTTTACAATTAGTCTTTTAAGAATGATAATAGTTTCCTTGTTATCAAGATCTTTATATGACTCAATATCAGGGTTGATCCCTGCAATTCTGCAAGCCCTGATATAAATAGACTCTAATTCCCATAAAGTCTGGTGAGTTTTACGTTTCATCCTTAACTTACCTCTTCTGTGGAAGCGTGGGATTGATCGTTGACCCCCTCATCCCATGTGCCTAAAGCCCAGGATTTAGTTTGATCATAGGAAATAGCTCTTTCATAAGCCTGATTTTCATCTTCGGCTAAGACCTCATAGTATTGACCATGTGTCTCTGCCATTAAGACTCTAAAAGTTTTCATTGATTTATTAGGTGGGTTTGTTAAGGGATAGAATCCCTCAGTCAGCCCCAGTTATGGAGCTGAGAGAGAGAATCAGTTATAAAAAGGGTGTTCTAATAATTTCTTATTAGCTTCAATAGTTTTAGAAACATCAACAGAAATTGAATTTCCTTCAGAGTCTTCTGACTCCATAAAAGAAATGTCATCATCAACATCTTTTAAAAAAAATGTATATGTTCCCCTGTCTTTTGTTACCTGGTTCATTTGGTAAGTGTATTCTTCAGGGCATGTTTTTAACCACTCTGTAAAAGAGTCGTTCATTATGTGGCCGTTGTAATACTCTTTGTTTTTTAATTCTCGGTGCATAATACCTCCAGGCAAACTTCGATACCTTTTTTACATAGATCTATTTGTTTCTCAGTTAAATGAGGTTCAATAGATGCTGCGATTCTTTGACACTCTAAAGATTTCTCTTTGTTTGGTGCAGTAATAGCAAGAACTAAAGCCTGAAGGTATGCTTCCTCTTGATTTGTGATTTTCATATGGTGGGTTGTTAGGTTTCCTGGGTTTTAAAAGCCCCTGCACCTGAAACCCATAAAGTGCAGGGACTCTTTCCCTCTTGCTAATTTGCCGAAAACAAGAGGGAATTGCTAAGAGAGGAATTGCACCTCTCACTCAGCTTTTACTGATTAGCTTGTTTAAAGAGATGACGTTGTTGGTATCCCTGTTATGTCTTCAAAGTCTTTAAGAGCTTGCTTTGATTCACCCCCTATATGCCAATAATGCAAGCCTTTAGGTGTTGATTCTTCTTTCCAGTCGTAAACATAGAAAGAGGTCATGTTCCATTCAACGCTTACCTTGTCCAATGGGTTGTCTCTGTAGCTGCCCTCTCTTAACTTCTCTGGTTCTCCCATGTTCTCAACTAAATAATCATATGTAGTGAGTGCATAACCTTGTAAACAAGACATCATTTAACCTCCTTTTGGTGGGCTTTTTTAGTTTTAACTTCCTTGTTAAATTCTTTAAAAGCTTTAGCAACATCTTTGGCAGATTTGATTTTATTAATATCAAATTCTTTTGTGTTGCCGTCCATGTCCATAATTTCAAAACTAGGCATGATTAAATCTCCTTTTGGTGGGTTTATTCCCTCTTTTCGAGGGAAGAGCTAGACCAGGGTTTGCACCTGGTCGCCCGCTTTAACGGATTAGCTTTTATTTCTGTTCCTCATACCCATCAAACCAAGCTCCTCTCTGCTCCGTATAAGCTAGATTTCTTTCACTCTTGCAAGTGCTTGAACTTGTCTCTGGGTCTTTACAATGCTCCTGGGCTTCCTCTAAGGTCAAGCCTGTCTTCATTGTTAAAGGCTTCCACTTCTCGTCATTGAAGTGAAATCGAACTATCTTGTAAGTCATAGGTGGGTTGTCTTTAGGTTCTATCGGAGAATGATGCCCCGATAATTCCAATATACTCCAAAAAGATTCTTTTGACAATGGGCGGCTAAAAAGAAAATTACAGAACCCCACCCCCCACCATCAAAGAATATTACAAATTCACCCCATGACCCCCTAAATAATTCCCTGGGGTTCCCTTGATTCACCATGAATAAATAAATAGAGGCCGAAGGGGGGTAAACGAAGTTCCCAAATATGCGATAACCCCCTCAGATTTTTCTACCAAAAATCTAAGATTAATCTTAGATAGGGAAATCTGTGTTCTTCATATATGGACAGTGGGAAAAAGCTTGTTATGTTTTGAGTAGACATTCTGACTAAATCCCCATTAAGAGTTAGAGTGTTAGGAAGGGGAGTTCTCCATTGGTGGGTGGAACTCCCTAGTTATTTAAGGAGAGGATTATGAAATCGACAGATGTATTAGCAGATGTCCATGAGTTATTAGCTCAATGGTGTTTGGAAAGATTGAGAGAAGGGGATGCAACGGCAGCGGATTTAAATATTATTAGGCAGTTTTTAAAGGATAATCAGATAAGTGCGCAGCCAGTAGAGGAAACAAGCTTTGGAGAGTTAGCTAAGGCATTACCAGAGATAGAAAATGTAGTATCCTTACAGAAGAGACGAGCTTAATCATGCCAAAAGGTAAGGGGACGTATGGAACAAAGGTTGGAAGACCACCGAAGAAGGGAAATAAAAAATAAATGAAGAAAGGATGGGAACCATTACCAGAACCTTTTAATAAAGACTTTAGATATTTCTTGGTAGTTGTCTGGACACACCTACAATTACCGAAACCAACGCCAATTCAGTTAGATATTGCTGAATATATGCAAGATGGGCCTAAGAGAAGGATCATTGAAGCGTTTCGGGGGGTAGGAAAGAGCTGGATGGCAGCTGCTTATGTACTTTGGTTGCTAAGAAATGACCCGCAGAAGAAAATTATGGTGGTGTCGGCTAGTAAAACGAGGGCTGATGACTTTGCACAGTTCTGTTTGAGACTAATAAGAGAGATGAAGATACTAAAGTGTTTAGATCCTGACAGAGATGAACAAAGAAGTGCAAGTAATAGGTTTGATGTAAGGCCAGCGATCCCCGATCAGAGTCCTAGTGTTAAATCAGTGGGTATTTTTGGACAATTAACTGGATCTAGAGCAGATTTAATCCTTGCTGATGACGTTGAAGTACCTAATACAGCCTGGACAGTAGGTATGAGAGAGAAATTATTACACTCTGTCGGTGAATTTAATGCAATTTTGAAGCCTGGCGGGGAAATTATGTTCCTTGGTACGCCTCAAACTGAAGAAAGTATCTATAACAAATTGA